CGTTTAGGTTTACTTGCACCGTAAAACCCAGCCTTTTTTAAGGACTGGACTACTTGCTTTGGCCCCGGAGTTGCCATATCAGCACATCTTCCCACGGGTCTTGCCCCGTTGAGCTATACCGTCTGCACGGGAGGATACAGAGCCGCCGTTAGCCATTTTCTTGACTGCGCCGCCACGCTTCTTGTTATCCGTGTACTCATTGGCGTTGCTCGTAGAAGTGTCTTTAAAAAATGGGACAATTCGCGTACCCTGTGCCGTATAAAAATCCCCTGCTGCATTTCTAGTATTTGCCGTTTTGAACCCCGCCGTACCAAAGTCATCATCTCTAGTACCGCTAACTCTGCCCATACCGCCATCGGAGTTTAAGGATGCAACTTGTTTGGGGGTTAGTTTAACCTCGGCGGGTGCTTTTGTTTCTTCTGCGGGGGCTGCGTCAATGCGCCGACCCATTTCATCAATAGATGCACCACCGCTTACGCCCTCATCTACATCACCACCACGCTCGTAGCGTTTGGTTCTTTTCATGATTTGCTCCTTAGCAGGACATGCCGCCCTTGTTCATCTTGATCTGCGTGCCCTTGGTCTTGCCCTGTTGAGCAATACCGTTAGCGGATGCGCGGAATGAACCGCCGTTAGCCAGCTTGGTCATGGTTGCGCCTTTGTGCAAACGACCTTCATGCTTGTTCACGGCCCCTTGCATCATGGCCTTGTCTTGCTTCATGTCTGCCTTACCGCCTTCAGCCTTGGACAAATCTTTCGGCATCAAACCTCCTTTTTTGCCGACACCTCCACCACCGTAATCCGCATTACTACCTGTGTGTGCCTCACCCATAGAAGAGGATGTGAAGCCGCCCGCCCTCATGCGCATCTTTGCCATGCCGCCTTTTTTCATGCCCCCGCCAACATCGGGGTGCGATTCACCCATGGAAGATGGTGTGAAGCCGCCCTTTTTCATGCCCATCATTTGCTTTTTGTCTGATGCCATATCAGCTTTGGAGCCTTCTTGCATACCCTTTTTTTTAGCCATCATTGCCATAAAACCGGGGTTCATTTTCGTAGCCATATCACCACCTTTTGAGAATTTGCGACCCTTGTCCGCAGTTGTGAAATCTTGTCCCACGGATTGCGGGATGCCTACCTTCTTAGCAAAAGCCGGATTATTGGCTATTGCCGCCATAAAATTATGCTGCTTCTTGCTGCTTGAGGGCATTACTTGCTCCACCAATGGGCAAACTGAGCTAGACCTGCACCTACTACACTACTCGCACCACCTAGCAGCATCATAGCCTTCCAGCCACCCTTGGCTTCGGACAGCGTAGACTGGATATCTACCAGAGTCTTCTTGATATCGTTCATATCCGACATCAGCTTGTCCATGTCCTTTTGCAGATGGTCTATATCTGCTGCATGGGTAGCAAGCTCTCTGGCGGTAGCGACTTCATTGGTCATTTAGCACTTCCATCTTGCAAGTGAAGCCGCCTTACGGGTAGGCTTGCCCTTTTCATCCTTCATCGGCCCCGGCATACCAGACATACGCGCACAGAACGACTTCTTGCGTGGGCCACCTTCGGGCTGTGGAGCCTTGAGGTTACTACCTGTAGCAGCGTTGTACTTAGCCCTGCCTTTAGCAGTCAAGCCTGCCCCCTTGGAGACAGGTAGCTTCTCACCCCTGCCAACTGAGAGAACTGGGCCTTGTTTTTTAGCCATTTAATATAACGGGAACGCCGCTGTTGGGGTTGTGGTTACAGTACGGGCAGCTTTGGTTATTCTAAGGTCATCTATGTATCCGGTCAATGGCGTTGTACCCGTCCTGCTGGCCCCGATGTACAGAACATCTGTCTGGTTAAAGTCTGTAGTAATTGCCCCGGCGCTACTTGCTTCCAAGGTTCCGTTGATGTACAGCTTGATGTTGCCTGTTGCCGTGCCACTCCTGACCAAAGCAAAGTAGTACCAAGTGTTTGCAGACAAGGTGGTGACCGTTCCCGTCAGAGTCGTAGCAGTGTAGCTTGCGGTTAGGAAGTTAGTTGCACTTACACCCAGCGTCCAGCCCGTAGCTGCTGCACCCTTAGATACAAGGCTTACCGCAGTCCCTGTTGTGGTCTTGTAGACCCATCCTTCAACCGTGAAGTCCCCCGTACCAAAACGCAGTACAGGTGTATCAAGCACCGTTACCCAGTCGCCTGTCCCGTCAAACAACATACTGCCGCCACCCCACTGACTCTGAGCAGTTGATATCTGGGCGTTACCAACAGTGGTTACCCCTGCATTTTTCGCGGTGTTGTCAATGATCCCAGCGTTGGTTCCGCTAAGTAAGAGGGATGTGTTTGTGATTGCCGTTAGCGGTGCTGTTGGCGGGGTAAAGTTGGCGGTATAGACTGCCGTACCGTTAACTATGCGCGCACCGGAAATGTAACCGGGAAAGTAATTTGTTGAGGTGCGGGAGCCTACCCGTACAACTTTTACTGCATCACCTAACGTCCCAGAAAAAGTAAGCGGTGTTCCACCAGATACCCCATTTACATAAAGCGAACAAGTAGTCCCTGACCTAACTGCTGCAATATGATACCAAGCGCCTACAATAGGTGTAATACCTGAGTTTATAAAAGTAGCTGCGGAAGACGGATACCATTGAATAGTACTGCCTGAAGCTTTAACAATAGTCCAATCCGCAGCAACATTGCTTACATAATTGCTGACAATATCAAGGTCACCTGTAACGCTAGTAAAATACACCCACGCTTCAATTGTAAAATTACCTGTAAAACTAAACGCAGCATTTGCTGGCGCGCTAAGAGAGTCCGTAGTTCCATTAAAAAACCCTGTCCCACCGTTGGTTGCTGCACTGTACGCAGCGGTTGGCTCAAATGGAGAGAAGGCTTGTATGCTTGGTGTGCCAGCTAAAGTTAAAGGCTGGTTAGCAGCAGTCTGGTCGTTGAAACGGTTGCTTTGCAGAGTTAGGATGCTGGTCTGTGTACCTGTTATTGCCGAGATGTTAGTACCAGCGGACTGCGTAATGGCTAAAGGAACTGCCGGTGGAGTAAAAGTTCCGGTGTAAACACCAACCCCCTTGACTATACGGACATTAGACATATATCCGTTAAGAGTGCTTGCACCGGTTAATGGAATTCCATAATCCCCTATGCCTAATGGATTTGATGTGCCGTAATTATTAGAGTCTGTGTAAGTTGATCCAGCTTGAGTACCATTTATAAACATCTTTGTTGATCCCGATGTACGGGAAACCGCAATATGATACCATGTGCCAATGCTTAATGCTGTGCCGGTTATTCTGTCAGCAGAATTTGTAAAGTATCTAATACTGCCACCAGCAGCAGTTGCGTAGTAAATATGCGGTGCAACGCTGGCAGCAGAAGTTAAATTGCTAACAAATGTTTGTGAGCCAAGTAAGTTTGGAAACACCCAAAACTCAATAGTAAAATCTCCAGTGCCGTATCCATAAACGGCATTCGGTGTTTGTTGAGTTAAAGCGTCTGTAACGCCAACAAAAACCCCGCCCCAACCCGTCTGGCTAAACGGGGTGAAGGTTCCTTGGGTCGCAGTACCGTTCCGGGTTATAGTGAAGTTGTTGGTGCTGGAGTCAAGGAACGTGTTGTTCTGCGCCGCATTTGTACCATTACCCGGAGTGAGTAACGATACATAAGGGAACGAAGCGTCTGTAGATACCGCTGCTCCCGACGATCCGAAGAGTTGCGGAAAGCTAAAGCCGAACCCAAAAGACATATCAGTATATCCTGACTAGACTGGTTGCAGTAGTAGCAGTAGAAAAAACTCTGATAACCTGTACAGGAATAACAGAGCCTGCTGCCAGACCAACAAAGGTAGTATCGTCGCCTTGAGCAGTGGTAACCTTGACTGTCCCTGCCACACCAACGTACACAACAGAGGGGGAAGCAAGGAGAACAGTGTCGCTGGGAGTTATAGCTACCGCACCCCCCGGATACATCGGAAACGTAGGACTAGGGTGAGTGATTGCCATACAGCCCCCTGATTAAGCCTGCGAAGGATTCAACGCGCCGGTAGAATCGGCAACCAAATAACGGCAAGTGATTTGAACAATACCCGCTGTGCTTGGTGATCCAGTGGTAAACGTAGGAGTTGCCACTACGATTACATCGGTAGAACCAATACCTATTCCGTTAGGGGAAGCGGTAGAAGTAGCGCCAGCGTAAGCGGTGACTTGCGTAGTTGTCAATGTTGGGCTTTGGCGACCAGCAGTCAAAATGGTTGTTGAGGGGTAGAACAAGTTGGCTGTTGCGCTTGTACCAACAGTCATAACAGCGGCTGTAACAGTGCCAGACAAAGTGGTCAAGGTGTCAACAATAACGTCAACAATGTGTGCGCCAGCAGGTAAAGTAAAACAAGTAATAGCAGCGGCAGAAGTCGCGCCTACCATGTTAAGTTGCACCGTTTGAGCAACCTGCGTAGCGCCGATGTTCTGGATCGTGCCAGCGGTGGTTCCGGTGGTGTTTTTGACCGTGCCGAGCAGCCACGGGCCAAGATGGGTAGCGAAAGCCATGATAGGTTCCTTACATACAAGTTAAGTGCATCAATCGGTATGTCGTCTGCCGGGACAGTTTGATGCACCGGAAAGCCCGGAGTGGCTCATTTATAGCACACTATTTTAGGATGTGCAAGCAGCTTGTTCGATTTTTTTAAGTTTTCTTCTCTGGTCGTTTAGTAACAGGTAACGTAACACAGAAAAGGCAAAAGTCAACAGGCAATAAAAAAGGGGGCCGAAGCCCCCTTTTGTGGGAAAACCCTATCGTTTTACGACGATCCGGGGCTTCCGAAGATGCCCAATGGGTCAGACCAGCCAAAACTGTAACGCTCACGGGACTTGTAACGCACGTTCCCCGTATCGAAGTCTCCATCCATGGAATTAGACAGCGCGGTACGTTCAAAGTGCTTCAGGCCGTTAGGCACATCGGTGGTCAAGTACCAGCCGCTAGTGTCGGTCAAGAAGTGGTTGACGGTGTAACCCTCGGGGATAGAACCGTTGTTCTTCAGTGCATTGATGTCGTTGTCGGTAGTACCAACACGCAGGCTGGTTTCCAAAAGACGGGTAGCAACGAACATCAGAGCAGGCGGGATTACCAGCTTCCGTGGCTTGGCTGCAATCAGCAGACCACGCTCATCCGTCCAAGCGGCGATCTGAATAACTGCGTTTTCCAACGAAGTCTCATTCAGGTCAGCCGCCGTAGAAGGGCGATTGCTATTAGTACCACCATTCACCAGCGGGTGAGCCGTGCTGAACAAAGAAACACCGTCACCACCAACATAGGCCGAGGAGAAGCCGTTGTTTACGACAGCAGCGCCCTTGACTTGCTTGGTGTAGGACATTCCACGGGCCAGAGCCTTGGTGTAACGAGCCGACAGCGAGTCATACAGATTGTCCTCTACAGCTTCTTCGGTGATGGAGAAGCCGAGGGCGATGGTCTCATGGTTGTACCGAGCCGTGAACGCTTCCTGTGCATTGTCATAAGCAATGGCAGAACCTTCGTTCTTAACTGGTGCAGCCGAGAAACCGGACAGCTTGGTTTCTTCTTCAAAGCTACGTTCCGATTTCTCGATTTCGTAGATTTCTTTATGCTCTTCGCCGTAGCGTGCATACTCCAGACCGAACAAAGCGTTCAGGCCGGGAAGAAGTTCTTTAAGTAGTTGTGCGCGTGAAATAGCCATGATTTAACTCCTTATGCGCCAGTGGCAGAGTAGTAACCGTGCAGACTTTGGTTCAATTTAACCAAGACTTCGGGATACTGCGTGAAGACCACGGTCGATGATTTATCGCCAGAGTTGATTGTGAAAGACGCGGCTTGATTCAGCACAACGGAAGTTGCGCCAGCATTTGCTGCGGTTGCCACAAAAGAACCTGTCTGCACAATTTGACCGTTGGTGGCCAATACAGAAACGTCCGTACCAACTGGCAATGCGGAAGGCAATGCACTCACGGTTAGGGTTGTAGTACCCGAACTGTAAGTAACAGTACCCAAGTCAACTGCGGTCTCTTGAACCAAACCAACCAAACGCAAAGGCAAGGTGGTTGTTACAGGAGTAGCCGAAGGAGCCAGAACAGCATTAGCAGAATTGCCGGTGTTGGTGCTGCCGGTATTGTTGATAGCTGACAGGTTAGTGCCAATCATCGCCAATGCAGCAGAAGCAACAGCAGTAGTAGCGGAACAAACAACCGCCTTAAACACGGCATCAGGGTCATCCAAGATATAAGCTTCGCAGTCACCAGCGGTGGTGCTTGCGGGCCAATATTGAGAGAACAACTTTTGCTTAGTCGTAGGGTTGGTGAAGGTGCAACCCAAGAAAATACCGACAGTCTGATTCAGACCAGTGCCAGTAGAAACTGAGGCGCGTGTGGCAAAGCCACGGGATAGAACAACGAAATCACCGTAAAAGATGTCGGTTGCAAAACCATACTGGATGTTGTACATACGGGTAGAACCCGCAAATACTTGACCACCAATTAAGTTCTGCGGCAACAACCCATACGGAGCTGAGACCACTGGATAAGCCATTTAAGACTCCTATTATTTAGAACCTGAACCAAATCCCTGTCCACGGCTGGTTGTAGACTTGCGGTCTGCAAACAGCGGCATACGAGGGTCGTTGTTCCGCATGAAACTATTATCCACTGACTCCATCTGATCAGATGCGTGTTT